ATGAACGAAGATATGACAAGACTTGAATTACTTACCTTATTGTTATCAATCAAAGCATTGCTTGACAGTGATAACATTGATAAAGCAAAAGAGTTAATCGATGAAGTAATTGCCGAGGCAAAAAGAAAAGGCTCTGACAATTAAGTCAGAGCAATAACATAGATGATAGAGGGCGGTACTTGCCACCGTCCTTTATCAAAATAATAATAACATATTTATATTTAAATGGCAAGAGAAAGGAAGTTATTTTACGGCTTATATTAAAAAAACAGATAACCCCAAAATGGGTAGACCAAGCGCAAATCTTACTTATGATATAAAAGTGAGAGTTGATGATAAATTAAATACTAAAATTGAAAAATATGCAATCAAATGCAATCTTTCAAAAGCAGCTGCAATAAGAGAGATTTTATCATCATTTTTTGCACAAAAAAATTAAAAAAAAGAAATAACGGCAACTGTCCACCGACCAAAGCGAGTAGTTACCGTTACTGTATGACAGAGATAACTCTATCTTAGTGAATTATATCATTTTGAGTTACTTCTGTCAATTACAAAGTTATTTTGATAGGAGTATATTTTTATGTTACAGATTAAAACTAACAACAATACAATCGAGATTTACACCCCTTTTAATCGTGATTTTACTGACGAGTTAAAAAATGCTATAGGCGGACGCAAATGGGATTCAAGCAAAAAATGTTGGACCGCTCCTCTCTCGTCAGTTGACGAGGTCAGAGAATTAATGGTAAAACATTTTGGTGAGAGCGATATAAGTTCGGTCGAAAAAGTTGATGTTAAGATTTGTGTAAATAATTCTTTGGTTTCAAACACTCTGTCTGTTGCAATATTTGGCAAAACTATTGCTAAAGCTTACGGACGAGATACCGTTGCACCATTACCGGCAGGTGTTAGTTATTTGTCTGGTTCATACGGTTCTGGTGGTTCAGCAAAACATCCGCATGTTGTTGTAAACAAAGGCTCTGTCATTATGTTACACGATGTGCCAGTGCCTGCAATAAAAAATTGTCCATCTGAGATAACTTACGAGATAGTCAAACGGCAATCAAAGATAGATGCACTCAAGGCAGAAAAAGTTAAATTACTTGCAAGACTTGATGAAATTAACAAGGAGCTTGCAGAAGTATGACAGTCGCAATATATATTAGAGTTTCGACAACAAGACAAGCAGAGGAGGGCTTTTCACTTGCAGCGCAGCAAAAGGTCCTTGTAGACTATTGCAAGCAGCATAAATATATAATTCATCAAATATATGCTGACGAGGGTATCAGCGGTAAAGATGTGCAGCATCGTGATGCTTTTAAGACAATGTTGCAGGACGCTAAAGAACGAAAATTTCAAGCGGTGCTCGTGTGGAAATTAACAAGATTTACACGCTCTGTTAGAGATTTAATTAACACTTGTGATGAGCTTGAGTTGTATAATGTAGCGTTAATGAGCTATTCTGAATCATTTGACACATCGACTCCGTCGGGCAGACTTATGCGAAATCTGCTGGGTGTAATTGCTCAATGGGAGCGAGAAATCATTGCAGAAAATGTTGTGCTTGCTAATAGCGAAAAAGTTGCGCAAGGTCATTCTTTAGCGAGTTTTGTATTAGGCTATGATTTCATTGAGAAAGATTTGGTTATCAATGCATATGAAAGTAAAGTAGTACAGCATATTTTTGAATTGTATATAAAAAAGCAGAGCCTCTCCGCTGTTGCACGACAACTCAACAGTGAGGGATATAAGAGTAAGTGCGGTAATGACTATACTCCGCAATCTGTTTTAGTTATTCTATCAAACTGTACTTATTGCGGCTACAATCGTAGCAAAGGAAAACTTTTTAAGGGCAATCAAAAAATAATAATTAATGTTGAAACTTTCAATTTTACACAAAAAATTATTGCTTCAAATAGTCGAGGACGAAAGCGTAAGAAAAAATTAATACTTTTAGACTAAAAAACAAATTCCGCTGCGGTTGTTAAAAACTGCAGCGGAATTATTTTTGCGCTTTTCTGTTTCCATTTTCCTCAATAAGGAAAATGATTTATTCGCTGTCGACCTCCGGCAAGCCTGCAACACTGGTAAGAATTGATAAAATACCTGCCAATGCACTTGCTGAGGCAACCATAACCCAATCGACTTCTCTGATCACTGCTGTTGTGCCAATGGTTGCAATAGCTGTTTGAGCAACGGTTTTTATTGCTCTTACGCCTGCGCATTTTGCCCACGATTTCCAATTTGTAATTTTTTTCATATTATTACCTCCTTATTTTTGCTCAAGGTCTGCAATTCTGTGATTTGCGACTTTGATTTCTTCGTCTGCAACAGCTGAATTTTTTTCAAGATTAAACACTCGCTCTTGCAAATGATTGTATTTATCTTGCTTTTGCTCAAGTTTATCTATACGATACACTATAAGAGATTTAGTGTTTTCATTGTCCGCTTTGAGCTTTTTACGATTTGAAGCATTAATGAGAAGTTGACATATAATGCTACTGCTTGCAATGATTAATGATGTAATTATTTCTGTTGACATACTACACCTCGTTAAGTTAAAGTAAGCTCAATACGGTCAATAGCCTTGCCCTTTGTTCCTGCATAGCCGTCCTGCTTACTGTCTTTTTCGTCATCGTGCTGCCAATCGTAATAGTCTTCATTAACTGCAGAAACTCTGTATGTAGCCTTATAGTAGCTGCCGTGTGCGGATTTAACATCAGCAGGCGTTGTGTAATAAACCTGCACAGCGTCAATCTCCACACCGAGAATGCCTGCATAGCCGTTCACATCATCTTCAAGGTTAAAACCTGTAACCCAGTTAAGCCATTTGCCACCCTTCGTGTGCACACGATACTTAACTTTGCCTTTCGACACCCTGATAGCAATACCGCTTATTGCCTCACCGGCAATACCTGCAAAATCAGACAATCCCTTTACAGACGGCAACCACTCGCCATCTGCAAAAACGCAATACTCAATAGTTGGCTTTACATCTGCGTTAGTTTTTTCTTGCTCAGATGTTTCGCTACTTGTATCCAGCTTATTCAAAAACTGTTCTCTCCATAGCTTGTCTTTAGCAGCTGAACCGCACCAAAACCCTGGGCAGATTTTGCCGTTTGCGTCATAATGACGAATCACCCTCTCTTTACTGATTTTGTACTTTCTCATAAGTCGCTGAGTAAGCAGAATTACATTCTCAAGCGTTTTTCCCTTGCACTCACTTGTTGAGCCTGCAATCTCAATGCCGATTGAGCGACAATTAATATTCCAGTCACCTGCGTGCCAAGCAATGTTTTTGTCAGCGACAGATCGTACAACTGTTGTATCATCGACAAAATAATGTGCAGATGTTTCAACTACATTATTCTTAAAGTAGTTACCGTTGTTTTCTGCTGTGTCGCCGTTGTTGCCGGTGTAATGAATAACAAGTGTATCAATTTCCGAAGATTTTCTGTTGCTCTCTGTGAAATTACCTTTATTGCACCATATTTCTTTAAATTTATACGACATAAATTATGCCTCCTTTTAATTTTAACTAAATTTGTAACTAAATTCTTTAACGCTAATCGTAGCTGTGTCTTGTATAGCAGTATCTGATGCTGTACCAATACACGCCGATTTTTAAATTTGCGTTTTTCGCATTTTTATAATGGCTTTCAAACATATTGTCTTTCTGACTTGCCTCTCTGCCATGTTCTTCCCTTATTATGACCGCTTTTATGCCGTCATTTTTTCATTTTGTTGAAGTCGATATTCTGCTGAAATTCCGAAATATCAACACAAGTTACTCTTGTCATAAAATTTCCTCCTTGTTTTTGTTGTTTAATATGTTATAATAAAATTCAAATAGATTATTTTGCTTGGTGATAATATGAAAAATACAATAAAATGGTTCTGCAAACTTCTGCTAAACAAACTTAGTAATATAAGAACAAAAATACTTGTTTCTTCTTTCTTTACAGGTTTGATATTTTTAGGATTAGGAATATACAAAAAGAATATTGGGCAAGATGTCACTTTTTTATCATATACAACATCCGTATTTTTCGCTATTTGGTGGATTTTAATGCCACTTACAGAAAAGCAGAAAAACAAAATGTTGCTAAAAACTTTCGTATATTGCATAATGACTTTTATAACTCTTTACACAATAGTTTATTGCTTAGAAGTGTACTTTGTAATAAATCCCACAACATCACAATTAATTCTTTCTGCAATATTGATATTTACAGTTGTAATCTTTTTTGTTGATGTTTTTCAAACATTGTTTCATATAGTGTTACCGCTTATAAGTAAGGCGTGGGGCAAACTTTCGTCAAAAGAACCAAGCCCATTTATGAATTTCATCAAGAATACTATGGCTGGATTAGTAACTGTTACAGCCTTTATCACAGCCATAGCTGGTCTAATTAAATTATTTATACCTTAAAAAATAAAATATAAATTCTATCAATGGAGTAACAAAGCGTTACTCCATTTTTTAACAGTTTGCTTTTGTATTATCAACAATTAAATGTTTATAAATCATCACTCTACCTCGTTTCCGTCAACTGTAACTTTCCAATCACAGCGCTCCGCAGGTGCAGAATACATCTTTTTGACTTCTGAAATATTAATACACTTTTCAATATTAACAGTGTTTGGAGTATCAGAATATGCGCCCTTGAGAGTTCTCGCTTGGATTTCCGTTCCACCAAAATCACAATTTCTGATTGTAATATTCGAGCCTGTTTTCATATGTAAGCCGAAGCTGCTATTATCTGCATTATCGTGATTTTGATAACCAATAGTGCAGTCAGTGGGAATGATTTTACAATTTTCAATCAATCCGATTTCACCAAAACTACAGCCGCAGCCAAACACAGGAACAGTTGTTTTGCCGACATAATCTGTACAGTCTGCTCTGCCACCCCATTTAAAAATACAGTTCGAGACTTCCCACTTAGTTGCGTAACCTGTGCCGCCCGATTCGAGATGTAAAGCGTAACGGATATTTTTACAATCAAATGTAAAGCCCTTGATGTGAGTGTGTACATTTAAATCAAGATGGAACGGGCATTTCTTGATTATATCTTCTGACTTCAATGTAGACTTATCAAAGCCTGTTGCACCGTCCCATTTGATTATAGTTGCAGAGGGGTTATAGATGTTCTCAGACTCGTAATAAACATAGTCTTTCATCATTACACCACGATAACCTACAAGCCCCACATCGGACAAACCTGCGTATCTATCTTGCATATCCGTATATGTGCCTTGTGCAACGATGATTGTGTAGCGATTATGGTAGTTGTTGTCTGTTATACTATCATTAGCAGACAGAATAGAGTTGAACTTTGTAACACCAAAACCGTCTGTATCTTCGTCATAATCATTTGAAACATACAAATAATGCATGGCGCAGGCGGGAGCCTGGTACAACTCAGGTTTAATGCTTTCGCTTATAAAATCCGGATTTGCGTACGCTGATTTTTTGTTGTTCTGTTCAAGCTGAAGATTGCAACTGTTATCAACAAGTCTATTTGCAGCAACCGCAATTTTAATCGAATTTACGGTTGCATTTTCTGTTGCTGTATAAGTAGCAACTGCATTCTTGAAAGCACTAACTTCTGACAAGAGCCACGATGAACTAATTGCTGTCTGTCCATTCGCAGGATAAAATACACAGCCTGAGTTTTCAATATTTGAAAAGTTTTGCAAAGACAAGCAATACGCTTTGTTTTGTTCAAGAGTAACTGCACGCTTGAGTTTGAGATAAAAATTAACAGCAGCGGTAGATGTGCCACTCAAGCTAATTTTATTGTTCTTGACTGAAATATTAACTCCGCTCGCTGTCTGCTCAGTGTCCTCGAGCGAGGTGAGATTAATGCTTGCAGATGTATTGAGCAAAGAGTCTTTTGCTTTTGCTATTTCAGCACTTACTTCTTCCTTGTTAGCTTTATTGTTGTTGAGATCTGCAATTTCTTCATTAAACTTTCTGTATGAGCCGTCTGCTTTTGATACATACCCAGCAGGCTTTGCTCGTTCAGCGATAGGAATATTAATTGTGCGAATTGTTGTAACTTCGTTTTCATCAATTGAACACACCCATACCTTTCCGTTACCTGCACTTTCAAGAAATTCATCAGGAATAACAACAGTTAATGATGAACCGTTTAATGTGCCTGTTGCTATTTTAGCAATTTTAGAATAAGGACTTTTAAAATGAACTTCTGTATTTTCGTTTATATCAAAACCGGATATTTTGAGCTTTTGACCAATATCGTATTGGTATAATTTTTCTGTAGTAATTTCTTTAATGTCATCAAAGAAAAGTGCATCTGTTGTCATATTATCATTCCTTTATTTTGTAAATTGTTTGATTAGTTATATTTACAAATGATTTAAAATCTGAATTAAGTTTGTATTCCGCTGTCTGCGGCTGTAACAAATCTATATCATATTCAGAAATAATAGCGTACATATCTGTTTGATGATTTTCACTTATGATTTTAACTTTTTGCCCGATTTCAAAACAGTCAAGTGTATCATCTACAATTGATAAATCTACAGCTTTTACACTTAAGTTACCTGACAGACTTATAATTTCGTCAAGTTTATTTTTCGCAAGTTTGAGAAGTTCAGTAGGAGAGAGAACACCGTCAAAATTAATGACTTTGTTAATTCGTCCGTACTTTTTAACTGCATCATCATTAACTAAAAATTCATTGTTATTATTTACACTCGCAATTGAAGTTTTGACCTTATCTCCTGTTTCTGTTTCGTATTCACCGCCGAGAGGTAGAATTGCTGTTGCAAAATCGTCAGCACATATTTTACGCTCAATGCTTGATAGATTTATAGCATACTTAATTTCTTGATTACACGCACGAGATAGTGTTGTGTCAAAATGTAAAACATCTTGTTCAGTTGATAATGATAATAATTCGTTGTTGTACTCAACCCACAAATATCCGTCAAGTTCATTTATAAATTTACTTTTTATTTCGCTCCAGGTATCACTATAACTTGTGTTTTTACAAGAAAAATTAAGATTTCGTAATTCATCGCTCATTACTGGTATAAAAAAGTGTGTATTTTCTGTTACTTGCTGATTGTGATTGTTTGTCAGTTGGTAAATCCAATTGCCGAATCTTTGTGTCGATTTAGTACCGTCAAGACTTTTATATTCACTGTATTCGTATGGTTTTATAATACTGTCATTTAAAACTGCAAGCATACCTTCACATTCAACGGTTTTAATGTTGTAATTATCTATTGTAATCGAATATACTCTTGATTTAAAAATGATTTTATCGTTTTTAATAAGTACAACTATTCCCACAAGCGTTTCAATACTGTTATAAGCTGCGTGCAACGGACTAAGTTTAAATGACAGAGAGCCTGCAGAATTGACGGCAGCGTGATACTCCGCAGTAATTACGTCGATTTTACCTGTTTCAAAAATTTTTATAATTGTGTTTTCCGTTAAATATTCTATTTTATATGTTGTTCCCATTTAAATCCCTTTTTGTTTTTATTATAAAATTAAAAATGTCCGCAATGTTGTACAATTTTATAATTTTATACCAAAATAAAAAACAGCGCACACCCGAAGATGTGCGCATAAAAAGCAAAAACTTAATTTAGCTTAAATAACCGCAAACTAAAAGCCACTCCAAACGGGGTGGCTTTTCTATGTGTAAGATTGAAATGCAATCAGCTTGTTTTTATGGCTGCCAATGACAATTAGGACATTCTGGATTACCATTATAAGAATTTAAAGAATGACATTTAGGACATTCCCATTTATCGTCTGACTGTAGATTGTTATTGTGTTTCAAATGACAGTTAAAACATTCGGTTGCTTCCTCTTTGTTCATACAATGACATTTAGGGCATTCCCAATCTGTTGTTTGAGTACTTACCGAATTACCTGCGCCCAATTCTTCAAGATATGAAAGAATTTTTGCAATACCGCCAAAAACTAAGCATAACAATGCAGTTGCAATCCAACATCCTACCATTAGTGCAATATTAAAACTGCGTGTTACTGTTTCTGTATATATATCAGTATGTACAGTTTCAAAAAAAGCTCCTGCTATAAATCCTGCACAAGCTCCGCAAATTAATAATATTACTGTTAGTGCTGTGTAAAACTTACTGTTCATAAAATCCACTCCTTTGTTAAATAATATAACAATTATAGTTAATTGTCAACAAATATTTTTTAATTTATAGTTTTATTTCTGTGTATTCGATTTTAATTTTACAAGATGCTAAACTTTCAACAAAATTGCTGTCTATCATACGTCCTGTGTGCATATTAAATTCGTTATCATTTGCTTGAATTGTGAATGTTGCTTCGTCTGTTATGTTGTACAGAATACTCGAATTATTATCAATATCAATTTTTAAAGCGATGTTACCTTCTGTTTCATCACCGACTTTTTGAATGAAAGTAATTTTTGCAGTCGTTGCACGACCTGTGTTTTTTATTTTTAGTGTTTGATTGTTTCTTATAATATGAACTGATGTCGTGACTTCTCTTTTTATTTTATACGGTTCACAATCAAATGAAAGGACCACATATGCGTATGTAGCTTTTCTTTCTTCAACACTAACAAATAAACGACCTTTGTAATAGTAATTATTATCATATGTTGAATAAAGTTTAACATATTGTCCGTGATAATTGTTGAGTAAATCAAGTCTTTCGTTAATTCTTTTTCCTGCAATAAACACTCTGAATTCAATATCACGATTGTTGTAATGAACTGAACCATCAATGCTTTCTGTCAAATCTAATAGACCGTCTTTGCCAGGAATTTCAACTGTATATGTACGAAATTCGGGATTTCCGATTTTTCCCGATAAAATTACACTGTCGAATTCTTGATTAATAAATAATTCATCGTTAATGACTATTTCCCTGTATTGCATATTACCAACCTCTTTTCTTTTTTGTCGATAAATCGGCAAGTGAATTGTCATATTTTTTAGTTGTTGCTCCAACAAGCAAATTACTGTCAAGATACAGCTTCGGGTCAGGCAAGTTCTTAATTATTGAAATTAATTCATCAAGTTTGCTTGCGACAGATTTTAATTCAATGTTGTTTGTTATTTCGCCTTGAAAATCGTTTGCTTTTCTAAAATTTTGAGTTGCGATTTTTATTGCTTGTTCATTATTATTAAAATCTAAACTGTCGAGCATAGCCTGTGCCATTGATTCGGAACTTCGTTTAACTTTGTACTGTTTTCCGTCTATTCCTATTGATAATCCTTCCGCAAAAAAACCGCCGAGCTTTTTTGCTTCTTTTGAGGGGGAGTTGATGCCGAGAACTTTTTTAACTGCTGAAATAGCTTTATTTCCCATAGTAATTGCTGCATTTTTTACATTATCAAGAATAGACCCGTCAGAAATTCCGTTGATGAATCCTCTGACAAAATTTACGCCGGTCTGAAAAAGTGATATTCCGCTTGTTCCGTTTTTTGCTCGTTGTGCAATGTTACGACCCGAGTTGCCGACTTCTCCGTTTTTGCTTTGCAATCCGTTAATTAATCCCTGAACAGTATACACACCTCTTTTGTGCATCTCTTTAGACGGAGAGTGCATATCCATTCCCTTTTCATATTCAGAGATAATTATTTCAGCCCAACCTTGACTATTTTCCGCAAGAGCGCCTTGATATTCTTTTGTGCCTTCAACAAGTCCTAAAACGGTATTTTTTCCGCTTTCTGTTGCTGCCTCTTTTAATTTATCCATTGATGCCCAAAGTATTTTACCATTTTCGTCAGTTGCTGAAAGAATATCGTTTTGTGAAATCATCTGTTGATTATATGCCATTAATACCGCTGCGGCATCTGAATAATCTCCGTTCAGAACTTTTTGAACATCTATTAAATCATCGTTAGTCATTATTAATTTATTAATTTCACCAACTGATTCGTTATATTTGTCTTGTAAATCATCATATGCTTCACTTTCATCTTGTAATGTTTCCAAAAGTTCAATGCCTTCTTTATAAAAAGCATCGTTTTTTGCTCCCCCTCCATAGTAATAATTTTCAAGTGCTTTTTGCGTAATATTTCTTTTTTTTAGAAAATCATCCAACTTTGTTTGTGTACTTTTGATCTCGGAATATTTAGATTCCATTTCCGATTTGATTTCAGCAGTATTTTTATTTGCTGTAATTTTAGCTTTAGCGTTTTCAGTTTGTAATTCTGAAAGTGCAGATTGATTAGCAAGTTTTTGGTAATCATCAATAGTTTTATTGATTTCTGTTCTTATTTCGCCAAGATCGCCTTTAAGGTTTACTTTACCACCATCACTTATTTCAACATATCTATCCCAAGTGTCTTCAAAGCCGTCAATGTTATCTTTAAAGTATGTAACAATTGTTTGCAATTGTGATTGTTCTTCTGGGGTTAATGTAGCTTTACCGAGAAGTTCGTCCAATTTAGCTTGATAATCATCAATTAAAGTATTGTCAGTATATAAATTATTAATACTGTCTAAAGTGTTTTTTAGAGTGTCTGTGATTCCTTGAGTTGTTTCTTCAAGTTTTTCTTTTGCTTCGTCAAGTTCAGCGCAAAATTTTCCCGCTTCTGAATTGCTCCACTCTAATTCGTTATATGTCTGTACTGCAGATATAAGCCCTATAACAAGCGTTGTGATAACACCTATAACATTTAGTGCCTGTGCTGTGTTAAGCCCTTCTTGAGCCGTTGTAGCGATGTTTGTAGCTGTTGTAAGCGTTTTGTATGTTCCGATTAAATTAGTAATACCTGTTGTAAGTTCTCGAGCTTTTTTAGCACCCCATACAATTGCTACTTGTTTAGCAAGTCCTTCTATTATTATCTCTAAATCGTCAAGATGTTCTGATGTCCAACTTATCGCTTTTTTTGCAGTAGGATACAAATCTTTACCGATCGGGGATATTATATCGGTTTTGATAGTTCTGCCAAGACTTTCCCAATCAGATTCTATGTCGCTATATTTAATATCTTTAATATCTTGCATTGATGTTTTTGTTTTATCTGCAGAGCCTTTTACATCCATCAATGCCTTAACACCGTCAATGCCTAAGTCTTCCCACATTGTGCCGAACAAGTCAACGCCTGCTTGGTTTTGGGCAACTTGATCGTCCATATCAAACAGTGCTTGCAAAACTTCGTCGGTTGCTTGCCTTGCACTTTCTCCGCCGGCGGCAAACTTTGCTTGCAACTCTTCAATAGTGCCTTTTGCACCATTACCAGCTGATTCTAAAATTTGTAATTTTTTTTTTGCTGTTTCAAGAGCTGAACTGTATTCTGCTATTTTGTCTGCGTTCTTTTGCTTTGTTAATTCACTTGTTTTTTCGTTAAATCCAGCTTGTTCAGCTTTTGCATACGATAGATTTTGCTCAAGTTTAGCTATTTCATCTTTTGCTTTCTGTATTTCTTCTGCTGATGCTTTAACTCCATATCCAAGTAGGTTAAAGCCTTCTTGGGTTGATGTAGAAGTGTCTTTAACTCTGATTCCAAACTCTTTCATTGTATCACCGAGTTTATCAACACTGAATGTACCTGCTGCGGTACCGTTTTCAAGTGAGTTGAAAAATTCTTCTGCGGAATATCCTTGCTGCTTATAGTGAACAGAATACTCATTAATTGAATCTAATAAGTCACCGTTTTTATTTAAACCGTTTTGAGCGCCTTGAACAATCAAATTAAACGCTTCATCAGCAGATATACCAAATTGATCTATAAGCATTTTAGCAGCTCTTAAAGTTTCTGTGTAGTCAAATCCGAATGTATCTTCAAGTGTAAACAAATTTTCAACTACATCTTGCAATTTTGTATCGTCTAAATCGTTTAGATTTTGCTTAATAAGAGCGATTGCTTCTGCAACATTTTCTTGGTCTTCACCAAAATTATTTTTATAAACGCTTTCGATTAGTTCTTTGTATTCTTTAACTTCGTCACTTGATAATCCTGTCAACGCTTGCAAGTTGTTTGTAGCTTTAACATTATCATTAGCTGAACCGATAGCAGTTGCTGCACCTGCAACAAGTGTTCCGCCAATTGCCGAGGCTTCTGCAATTGTATCTTTAAAAACATCTTTTAAGTCACTTGCAGATTGCTTAACATCATCAAGTTCTTTTTTAGTTTCCGACATATCTTTTTTACCGAGGTTTTCGGCTTCCTTGCTTGCATCGCTTAAAGCTGTATCGGTGTTGTCAGCTGATTTTTTTACTTTATCAAGTGCCTCTTTTTGTTTTTGCAAATCATTTTCAGCTTTAATTACTTCTCGCTGAAAATTTCTGTAAGTTTCCTCACCGATTTCACCGCTTTTGAATTTTTGATTGACTTCATCTTGTGCTTGTTTAAGAATATCAAGTCTTTTTGAACTTTCCTCAACCTGTTCTGTAAGTATTTTTTGCTTTTGAGCAACTAACTCAACATTTGTCGGATCTAACTTTAACAGTCGGTCAACCTCTGATAATTCACTTTTTAACGACCTTGATTTTTTGTTACTTTCTTCCATTGCTTTGTTAAAGTTAGATGTATCTGCACCGATTTGAACAGTCAAGCCTTTAATTTTTTTATTAGATGCCATAATCAATTACCTCCGAATTGCTTTCTTAATGATTCTCTGTCAGGCTCTTCGCTTGCAAAGCAATAACATTGTTCAAGATAATCTTTACCTTTTTCAGTTTGCGATAATTTATAAACATATGCGTCTTTACGCAATATTAAATAGTCAATATATTTCAAATTTAAAACATCTGTAATTTTCATATTTGCGTAATCGGCAACAGCCTTATCAGTTTGTGTGAGAATGTCGAAAGAATAACTGTCATCTTCAATTTCTGCACAAGGAAGATAGGGGAGAGAATATTTTTTATCAAGTTCTGTCAGTGATTTAAATAGCTGCACAAGTGCAATAATCAAATCATCTACAGAATATTTTTTTATAAGTTTTTTGGCTGAAATCTTTGTTATTTTTGACATATAATCATAAAATATGTTAATTTCAAATTCATTTGCGGTATTATTAAGTATTTTCTGTGTGATTTTGAAAATTGATTGTCCTTGTTTAACTAAATACAATTTCGGACATTCAATCATATTAAATCCTTTAATTTCAAAAGCTGACATTTTATTTCCCGTCAAGTCAAACATTAAAACACCTTCTAAAAAAGCCAGAGAAAGACCTCTGGCTTTTTTGTTTATTTCAAATTTTTTTATACGGTTGCTTTTTCTGCAGAGGTAAGTTCTTCATAATAATAAATAAGAGTACCTTCGTCATCGCAAGGCTCTGCTTTGATTTCTGCATCAATTACAGAAGCCGAATCTTTCGAAAAGCTGAATGTGCAACCTGCGCTGTTCTTGCCGACAATGAGAACAGTGATGTCACCGTCTTTCTTGTCTTTGTGCTGAAATGCCCAAACATATGATGTTTCATCAGCGTTTGTAATACCACCGATTTTTGTGAGATAATGATTTCCGTCCTCCGTTGTTGAAACTCTTGCAGTTTCAATAAGATATTTGAGTGTATCCCCGCAAAAAGTCATAAGACCTGCTTTTAAAACCGCATCTTCTGTTGTAATAACCGTTTTACTTACAAGACCAAGGTCGTCTTTTTCAGTTACTGTTTCTTTTGTGTATTCAAGAGTTGCACCGTTTTTAATGTTTGAAAAGCGGTTTTCTTCTTTGCAGATTTCAGAAAGTTCAGGAAGTGTTCCGCTGAAATCCATTCTATATAGACTGCCGCTGCCTAAAACTATTCTTTTCTTTTTCTTACTCATCTTCTTGCTCCTTTTCTGTATATGTAAATTCATATACCGTTTGATAATATTTTTCTGATTGCAGCCAAATTCGTTCAAACTTTGTATAATGAATACCGAGTTTTTTTAACGCTTTTTTAATGCGCTTTTCAGCGGCTTTATCAGGCTTATTAAGTGCATAAAGCTCTATGTCGATTGTGTGAGTTTCAAGTTCACAATCAAAGTCAGAGCCGTCAGTTTCGACCTCATCTGAATAAACACAAAAGGTTACCGCAGGAGGATTTCTGAAAACAGTTTCTGTATATGTTTTGTCTTTAATAAAGCCTGCAGATGTTAAGATTTCGTCAATCATTTCTTATAACTCCTTCGAGTTCTTTCTCGTATTCAGTTGCAATCTCTTCATATATTTTAGAAATGAAATGCGTTCCCGGTGTTCTCGTTCCGTTTCGGTTTTGGTGACCGTGCTCAAGCAGATGTGTTAATCTGTAGTTTGGGTCTTTAACGTACCAAGTGCCGATTACTTCATTTACCGCATTTGTTTCTGTTGTACTTGAAATGCTGTCAGCAAAATGTTTTCGTCCTTTAATCTTGCTTTTCGGTGCTTTTTCTTTTGTTCTTTTCACGAATTTAGACATTGTCTTTTTTGTGATTTTAAAAGATTTTTCTACAATTTCATCTGAATAAACTTTAAAAACTTTTTGAATTTCTTTTTCTATGTCGCTTGCTTTCACACCTTTAGCCATTTGCGACACCTGTTAATTTTACAGTTTTGTGACTTTCCATATAATCATCATAGTCGTTTATGTAAAAGACCTTATTTCTGTAAATAATTCTGAAATTCTGAAAATTGCCGAAAATCTGTTCTAAAGCTGAAAAGTAACGCACTTCAAAAGTTAATGACATACCTGTTCGTTCAGCGCCGTTTTCAGAGAAATTTTTTGCACTCGTTTTGTTGACTTTAGCGTGAAGTTTGAATTCTTTTTCGTATTCGTCAGTATCACTATTGAGTTTTTCGATTGTGATAGGTTTATCAAAAACCATTCTCTTCACGCTCCTTTTCAATCTCAAGTTTGAGTTGTTGTGCAAAGTCGGCTGTCAACTTATTAACACTTGCATTGCTTTTAGCTGACAGTGTTCGAGTGTCGTATAAATCAGCGACTACCCTTAGAGCGAGTTCATGCACTCGCTCATCGTCTTGAGGATAGTTCTTACCGATAGCCCCTTGAAGATATTTATCCGCTGCATTAATGGACCGCTTGATGTTTATTGCTGACATTTCATCGTATTCATCAATGCCTAAAAAAGCATTAACATCATTTATAGTAATAAACATAGCTTATACCTTTTTTCGTCTTATTCTGTTACAGTGTATTCACAATAAACGAATGCGTCATTATCCTTAAGCTTTGTGTCATCGCGCATAATTCCTCTAAAAAGAGTTAAATTCTGCGAGAAAGCATTTAATGAACCCACACTTGCAATGTCGCTACCCTTAATTTCAAGTGACTGGCGGTCAAATCTCTTTATAGCTTCATGTAAATCACCTACAACAAAAGGAATTTTCTTGCCTGTTGTTTTGAGAACGCTGTTTGGGACATTAACAATCTCAATCACTCTTGCACCAACAGAAAGTTGAAGTTTCTTAGGTTCTGTTGGAATAGGATTGAGAAGAGGTCTGCCATTTGTATCAACGAGATTGTCAAGAAGATCTACACCGTCGTCGTTAGTGTATATTTTACTTGTGTCTGCATACGCAGCACCGAGAGTAACGTTGACTACTTTCTTAAGACCTTTGACAACATCAGTGATAGCTGTCTTTGTTTTTGTTGCAAGAAGAGTGAGAACATCATTATTGATAGTTGCACGTCTGTTTTTTGCAAACCATTCAACAATTACATTTTCAATATTTTCTGCTGTATCCCTAAGAAGAGAATTTGTTACAGCAAGAACGCCGCCTTTATCTGTGATTTCAAATGTCTGCTTTTCAAATTTCGGTTCAGCAATTTCAGCAAAATCACTACCTTCGTCAACCTTTGAAAAACCTGTAACGTCTGTTTTCTTCTGATAAATTCTTGAACCTTTTGCGGTAGTAACATTTTCCTTGTCAATATAATCTTCAAAACTGAAATCAGCTGTTTTGTACTGATTAATTTTTGTCTGAATATCCTCTGGGACAGTGTAACCGCCGTCGTCGTTCACACCCTCTGACAGCTTTTTTGTTGCAAGAAGTTTAATGTCATTTGCGAACTTCTCTGTTGAGTTTGTTTCTTTTCCTTTTTCGCTTTTGCGTTCGTCGAATTTCTGACCCGCTGCAATTTTATCATTTTCAAGTGCTTTCTTTTCTGCTTCAAGTTCAGACTTAAGTATTTCAATTTCATCAAAAAGTGCATTTGCTTTCTCAATGTCCTTGCTTTCACCGTCAAGGAAAGACTTAGCCTGTTCGTTTTTAGCCTTAATTACCTCAAGTAATGCTCTGATTTTCTTATTCATTCTGATACCTCCGTAAGAATATAGTTTTCATTTACTTTTACTTTCAAAAGTAAATTTTTTGCGTTTTCTGTAACCTTTTTTGATGCTTCAAACATCTTTTCGAACGATTTAACAGTTCCGGCTCTTGGTTGAGCAGGAACTGCAACGAAAGAAAGTTCGTATGCTTCTTTGCAACCATCGATAACCAAATTGCAGATTTTTTCTTTGCCATCGACAAGATATTTTCTGCCGTTGTAGTGATGACAGTATTCTTTCATATTGTCTGCTCCGCAAATATTACAAATCAACTTTTCTGGTAAAGTGGACGTCGAAACTTCTTTGTGAATACCGCCTGCAATATTTTTGATTAAATTTGCATTGCTTGCAGTTTTAATCATATAGATTTTTGCAATAAGTTCTGCGTGATTTTCGCCGAGCTCTGTCTTATCTTCACTCGTTATAATTTCAGTGTCATAAACCCGAGCAATCTGTTTTTCCGCTGCGCCTGTGTGGTCGAAAATAAAAGTTTTCCCCATATACAAGGATTTGAGGTCCTGCAAAGCCTTTAATGTGAATGGCATACAGTTTCTATCGTCTTGCTCATTATCGGCAATCATTGCTTTAAAAACAAACACATCATCCGCAGTCACGACGGATAAGGTGTGTTTGTTGATTTTAGCAAGTTCTTCATCACTTAACTTTAGCGAATTGATATTTACAGTTTTTTCAATAATTCCTTTCATTAGCTTTTTACTCCTTCCTCGTGGTTTGGTATATATTGAGCACCTACAGCCGTAATCGGTATGCTTGCACCGTTTCCGACGAGGACATCTCCGCCTTCACGATTTGATAAATCGAGCTTTGCTCTTGCTTCGTTTGGTGTCATCATAAAACTGTTGACTGCAGTAGAAAGTGTTTCGACTTTGTTTCTGAAATCAGCTCTTAAAATAACATCAACATTAAATTTAGCGTAATATTTGTCGCTTGTGATTAATTTGTATGTTATTTCTTCTTCGTATTGCTTTATGATATAGAGCAAAGTATCAACTAAAAATGATAACTGTTGACTTTCAGCGCTTGCGTAGCTTGATTTTGTATAATCGCCAATTTGCACAGGCTTGATTCCGAAAGCGGCTGCGACTTGCAAAGCTGAATACTGTTTTAATTCTAAAAATTGATTTTCGGATAGCCTTGTATTTGCTAAGGTTTCCATTTTTGTACTGATTGGCAATGGAATAACATTTTTAATTCCGTTTTTTTCGTACTTTCCGTCAATAAAATTTTGAATACCTTTAGAAAATGTTTTTACAAGGTCGTCATTTAAATCGCCTGTATAATAAACCGCTGCTTTGCCTGAAAAGCCGTTATCATATAAATTGTTTATCATCTTTTGACTTTTTATATTTGCATTAATTGTTTCTGAAAGAACTGTTTTAACTGCTTTTCCTACAATACCGTCATATGTTGCTGAATTTCTAAAATGCAAAACTTCATCAGAAGATAAGATGTATCTTTTCCCGTCATTACCTGCATAGATATAATAGACATCGTCTACATCGCGCAAAATGTGAGCATTATCATACCAAAGTTCAACAGCAGAAGAGGGGAGAGGGTAAAGCTGCATATCTCTGCCGGCACCGACTATCATTGCGTACGCATTGCCATAATGATTTCTGTTGAATTCCATTGTGCTCCAAAAAAACGAAGCTGGCATATATGCATTTGGTCTGTCGTGTAAAACTTTCCAGAGCGGATGATTATATTCTTCTCTTACGCCGCCTGTTGTAGGATAACTAAGAACTTTTAACGGCATTTTACCAATTGCTTCACTTAAAGTCTTTAGACATGCATAATATGTAGCGTTTGACAAAGCACTCTTAGGAGTATTTTCAACATCAATTCCGAGAAAATCAGCAAGTTGATACCATCCGTCAGTATTTTTCTTTGTCTTTTTAGCTTTCCAACTGTTAAAAAAACCCAACTATAGCCACCCCATTTCTTTGATATATTTTTCAATTTCAGCTTGTGAATTAATAATTTCGCTATTTTTATTTTTCATAGCTAAATAATGAGAATCAATACAAGCATCAACAGGATCAATCCTGTTTGTATTTTTGAAATCCCTTTTTTCAATTTTGATTTCATCAAAGCTGTTTTTAACCGTAACGGCGTTTGCAAATGAATATTCAAGTAATGTGTTTTTTGCATTATATCTGATTTTGCCGCTTTTAATTAAAAGCCTTAAATCAACAGTAGCATCGTTTAAATTCCTTGCTGATTGTGTTATTACAAAAACATCACATCCAAAATCTTCAAGTTCGGATAATATTCCGTCTGCGTTATGCGGATCAATTCCAATTCCTCTGAATTTTAAATTGTATTTTTGTTTAAGCCTTTTTAAATCTTCAATGATAAATTTGTAATCGTTTTTGTAATCACTTTCTGAACCTGTAACAGTAATTAAACCTTCTTGTTCCCATAAATCGTAAGGAACAAGGTCACTTTCGAGATGTTCTGCAAAGCGACCACGGGGCATATATGAATGAGAATCAAAAAACAAACTTTCTCCTGCCAAAACTTCTATCGAAAATGAAGTCAAGTCACCACCTGATGAAAGGTCAAGTCCTACATAGCATTCATAACCTTTATAATTTTCAAGTGATTCATCAATCGCACATTTTTTCAAGTCTTCCGGACTAATGTAGCTATTGTCACTGTTTGTTGCCCACATGTTGAGTGATTTTACAATGTAGTCTATTTTTTCTTGACCGCCCATATTTTTTGCTGTTTCGGCTTCAACGAGAATGTTTTTTATTTTTTCTTCATCACCAATATAAAGAGGGTTTGCTTTCAGTATGTTTTCAAGTTTGTAGATATTGTCACCATCATCAAGAGTGAAAATGTCTACAAATATGTCATCTGCAACAATTATCCCTTGCAAGACTTTAATGCAATAATCATCAAATTCTTTACAAAAGGACCGAGGATTTTTACCCCGTGTGGTAATAATCGATAAAAGCGTTTCCGGCAAATTTCGTGTGCCTTTGTACAAAGCGGAATAAATGCTATTATCTTTGTGTTGATGTAATTCATCAAGACTTGTAAAAATAGCTCTGAATCCGTCGTCAAGACCGCCTTCTTTTGAAAGAGCTTCAATCTTGCAGCCTGTATTCAGAGCTGTAATAGTTGAAATGTAATCTTGAATTTTAAAGTATTCTTTTAAATCATTGTCAACTTCAATGAACTTTCGCATTTCATTCCACGCTATTTTTGATTGTCTTTTTTTCGTTGCAGCGGTAAAAAGCAAACCGTCTTGATAGCCCGAAAAAGCAGCTATGTACGGACCCATTATTCCATTTTCAAAACTTTTTCCGTTTTGCCTTGCAACTGATTTATATCTTCGCCGAAATCTTCTGTAACCGTTTGTTCTTAACCAACCAAATGTACAGCCTAAATCAAATATTTGTGATGGAATGAGTTTAACCGGCTTTTGCTTAAAGCCTTCTTTGATTGTTAATGTTTCAGCAAACTTGAGAATATTCTCCGCTGCTTCTGCATTCCACACATATTCGAAATCCTCTGTGCCTTGTCGTTTTAAATCATTTAAATGTCTTTGGCAAGCTAAAATGTGTAATTTACAACAGTATTTTACTTGATTGTTTACGACAGCTTGAGCATACTCTGTTACTCTGTCATTCATAAGTTTTAACCAACTTCGTATTTTGCAAACTTGTTTTCTTTAGCTTTTTCTGCTGCTTTTGGAACAACAAGTTTACAACGGCTCGAAATAGTCATTCCGAGGTCAACTGCACATTGACGACATTGTTTAAAAGCTCTATCTTGATTTTTATAGTATGCATCAAGCACATAAGGGTCTTTGATTACTTCGGATTTTTGGATTTGTTTTGATAATTTTACATACATTTCATACGCAATAACATATCGAGCAATAGCATCTGTATCTGTTATATTTACAATTTTTAGTTCTTTTAATTGCTCAACAATTAAACAGAATCTCTCACGCTGTTTTTTTGTTGTTAAACATTCAGGCGGTGAGAGATTATCGCATACAGGCTTAATTTCGTTGTTTTCTCGTTCGGCAATTTCTGCTTTTGTTAAATGTTTTTTACCTTTAGCTTTTAAAAGTTCAATAGGTTGTCGTTGCCCTGCCATAATCTCACCTCCTGATTTTGAACGCCGTGGGGAGTTTTTTCTACAAAAAGGTTACCTGCACCGTTTCCTTTTTGGTTGTCGTGAATTTTTTGACTACCCCTTACCGTTTTTTGGTAAAAACCGACGGTGCTTGAGATTGTGACACTTTGTACAAAGTGATTGTGTGTTTGAAAAATCAAGTCGCATTGCCCAACCTTCATCGGTTTGAATTGGTATAATATGGTCCACTTCTTCTGCAAGTTGACCACATCGGCGGCATTTATATTTATCTGTTTGAAGCCTTTTCCGTGCGAGCATTTTCCATTCTTTCGATTTGTAAAAATTACTGTACTTTGGATTTCTTTTTCGATTATATTTTGCAGATAATTTAGCTTTGTTTTCTTTTTCTCTCTCAGCAGCAATCGACTTACATCTGTTGCAGTATCTTTCACCGTAAGGAATGAAAACATTACATGTAGCACATTTTTTTAATAGCACTTTTGACCTCAAAAAATTAAAATAAAATTTTATAATTTTATTTTAAAACTTATTTTGTCCGCAATGTTGTACAAATGAAAAATATTTTTATCTTTTAATATAAATGTCAAGTAAATCATCAGCTGATACTTCAAGAGCAATTGCTATTCTCTTAATTGCAAAGGCGCTCGGTTGAGTTCCTTTGAGATATGAGCATATTGAAGTTTTTGAAACACCTGATATTTCTGCTAAATTTCTCGCATTAAGTTTTCTTTGACACATTATTTTTTTTAGATTTTTAGAAAAACTTAAATCAACTCTAAAATGTTGTCCGTTTTTTTCTGACATTTAAACCAAACTCCTTCCGTACCGCTGCGTTTGATAATTTATTAATTGATTTTGTTGCGTAGCTATTTCTGCTGCTTTTTTGATAAGGATTTCAACATTGTCGCTCATTTTACAATCTCCTTTTTAAGATAGATTGTTTAAATTTCTTTTGCTCATTTTATTTATTCACAACTTTGCCTTTTTCTGTATAATCACGTTCAAGCGGAATTTTAAGGGTGTCGATTACCTGCCTATCGAGGTGTTCCCAGAACACCTCATCTTCGTTAGAATGGTTTATAACATTAGTCATTTCTTCAAATGCTTTCATAAGCCTATTATGGCCAAATCCAAACTCCTGATTTAACACAAAAAGCATTGTTTTGAAAAGTCTGCGTGTTAATCCTTTGTTTTCTTTATCACGGACCTTGTTGTATTCGTTATTGACGAGTCTGACAATTTCCTTTTTCGTTTCACGCTTGATATTCACCGGCACTCTTGCTTTCATTCCAAAACCTCCAAATCATCAAGATAATCAGCCACAATTCCGTACGCTATCACCATTCCTTCGCTTATGTAATAATGTTTGTCCTTTCTGCTTTTGCTGTCATTATATCCGCTCATCTTCTCCTGTTCACTTTCTATGCGTTCGGATATTTCAGCTTTTAATTCGTCAAGTGTCATTCTTCTGCCTCACTTTCAAGTGCCTCACTTTCAAGCCAATGTTTTATGCAAGCGGTGCAATCATCATCGAAACAGCTGTCGCTGAATTGCTTTTCCATAGGACCGCTGGCGTGTGATGTTCCGTATGGGCAGGCAAAAATCGTCATAGGGCTATCAGCCATTTCGTCGATACTCATTGATTTGATTTTTTCATAATTAGTCATTGTGTTTACACCTCTTGCAACAGCTCTTCTCGTTTCTGTGTTGTGTAATTCGTTTCGAATGTCAGCTATTTGGGGCACTATCTTGTCAATGCTCCCTGACGCACTTGCTCCGTTTGCAGCAGTAATATTTGAGGTAATGTGCGTTACCTCTGCTTCAAGAGTGGCTATCCTGACTCTGTAATTACAGATATTGTCACTCATTTCTCTGATTTGTTTTAGGTTCATTGTTTGTCAGCCTCCTTGTTGCAGTCAATTGCATAAATACAAAATGATAGCTTGCTCCAGTGAAGTCATTAACCCACATATCGTCTTTGTAAAAATAATATCCATCAGGCACAGGCAAAGCCTCGCCTTTTTCAAGTTTTTTGAATTCACGCTTTTTGCCCTCAACAACTGTTACTTCGGGCTTGGTTAGATTTCTTGATGTTCTTAACCTTTTCTTTCCGCAAACATCTTTGCGAATATATTTTGCAAGATCGGCAAAATTGCCGTCTTGATATAGCGGTGTGAAGTTTATGCCGTTTTTCCATTGCCAACACTCTGTTGCAATTTCTCTGATGCAATCTTCAATCACTATATGCAGATGCCAATTCTTACCGAGCTTGCCACATTCACAGTAGCCAATGTATTTGAATTGTACTCCTATTTTTTCTGCTCTGCGTTTGATTCGTTTGAAAAAATTATTAACAATCTTTTCAAACTGCTCCTCTGTGAATTCTCCTTTGGGCGCTGAAAAGCGAGCAAACCAATCTCCTTCGGTAAAGTTACAGAGGATAAGTCTTTGAGTATGCTGCTCTCCACGAATGCGGTTTGCAAGTGCTTGTTTTTCGTTTGTTTTTGCTTGATTGAAATTGCGTGCAATGTTCTTTTTGTTACGCTTGCGTAATGATTTATAATATTTTATTTCGAGCATAGGCCCTGATTTAACTTCACATTTATATATGTACATTTTATAAATCCTTTATTATATCATTATTTTTTATAGCGGTCACTTAATTAATTACTTGAGCAGGATATGCAGGGGCATTTCAGCCCCTGCGATTTTTACTTGAAATATTCAAGATATGATTTTACTATGCCTTTGCAATTTTCGGATTTTACAGGAACTCTATGTGCAACAACATTAAGATTATCGCAATCAAGTTCTTTGTATATTTCCGCTGCTCGGTTCTCTTCGGTTGACTTGTAAAACTTAAATAGTAAGTCAACAAAAGGTATGTCACCGAAACGGTCGAAAAATAGTGCTTCGTTCTTAGTAAGAACTTGTACGCATTTCTGCTTGTAGTCCTCATCGGTTTCTGCCTTTATGAACAGCTGATTATACACATCTTGCTTTGTGAGCAGGTCGATAACTTCTAAAGCTGTTTTTAAAGCATTAGTGTCTTTGTTATTGATTTGATGTGCAAGTTCTGTAAGTTTGCAAGATGTTTCTCTTGTTCGTTTAATCCATTCACGGTGCTCAATCTCTGCGAAATATGTTTCTGTTCTGAATCGTCTGTATTCGCTCAATAACTTGTATTTGACCTGCACACAACTTTTAGCCGAGAGCAAGCCGATTTTGCCGCAACTATATATAGCTGACATCGACAGCACAAACCAACGGTTGTACGTGTCAAGACTGTTTATTATATCTGTATCAATTTCACCTGCGATAAATCCGACCGCAAGCTTGTCAAGTTCACTCAGAGTGTCAAAATTGCTCTCTTCTGCGATTTCTTCGACTTTGGTTTCTGCATTTTCATTTTCCATTGTTATTCTCCTAAATTCAGATTCTTGTAGCCGAGCGGCTCTGCGTACTTGAAAACCAGTACCTTTTCCTCTGCCATCGTTTTTATTCCGTCCTTTCTTCCTGTATATTTTCCCCAGCAGTTGCACACCACTCCTCTGCTCCTCGCTGAGCAGCGTGTAAAATGCCTGCAATTCTCACAGCTTTTCATCTTCACTGTCCGCCTTTAGCTTTATGTACTTAAGCAGCACAGCCGAGGCCTCCTCCCAGCCATAGCAAACAAGCGCCATATTTCCTTGTTCGATAAGTCTTTTTATCCACTCTTTCTGCTTTTGTGTTGCTTTGTTTTTCCCAACCTTTAATTCAATGTAAAGTGCGTGAAATTTTCCTCTTGCAACCGGCAAACACAAATCAGGCACACCGGCTCTCACACCTTGCCTTTTAAGGTTAAATGCCTCTTTCTGATTTCTCTTGCCGCCATTTGGTACATGAAACAGCAAGTCAAGCTGTGGATAAGTGTTCCTTGCATATGCTACCCAGTTGAATAGCTTGATCTGCTCATACGCCTCATTTGTCATTACTTTCACTCCTCCAAAAGTTCGGGATTATCATAGATATTGCTAATCACAACCGAGCGTTTACAGACGAATAAATCTAAATCATCGACGCCGCTATGACCGCATTCTCTCACAATCCACCTGTTCTCAATCCAACAAATTTCATAATTTGTGCGACCGCCGTCCGTATCGCCAAAGCTGCAAATATCGCCTTCAAAAATCTTAGCGCCGTCCTTGTCCTTAAAGCCTGTGTACTGTCCAATGGTTTTGAGAATAATCGGGTAAGCTGTATTTTCATCATTAGGTTGTATAATGTGATACTGCCCCCATATTATTGCCAATAAACCTTCGACCCACGCATCATTATCTACTCTCTTGCCTTTGAATAAAATTTCTCTCATCTATAATTCTCCTTTCATTTATCATATTCATAACCTTAAGGCTGTCGGCTTGCATTATATGCTCATTAACAATCATTTTCTCTGTTTTAGTAACCTTGAAATACTCACCACACAAATTCAGAACATTCTGAATACATTTCACAACATTGTCTGCCTGTAATTCCATTCCGTATACAGATTTCAACGATGTAGTGTAGTCTTTTCTCTTTTTGCAATTTGCAAACTTGCGCTTTAAAATTTCGATTATAAAAACTCCATCACCACAGCAGGGCTCAAGGAAAGTCCGTTCAGGCTTAAAAGTTTCGGGTGGCAGCATATCAAGCATTTGATTCACTGTTTCAACCGATGTAAAAACCTCTCCAAATTTTTGTATTCGCTCTTTTTTTGTAAGGCTTGTGCTATTCATCAAGTATCACCTCTAAATTCTCAAGATAATCTGAAACAATTTGAAATGCAAGCAACATACCCTCGCTTTCTATGCGTTCGGATATTTCAGCTTTTAATTCGTCAAGTGTCATTCTTCTGCCTCACTTTCAAGCCAATGTTTTTTGCAATCAATGCAGTTACCGTGGAATTTATTACAATATTCCATCGGAACATGACCGACACACCCGAGCAAAGTAATATCACCTTGAACCATTTCGTCAATCGACATCTGTTTGATTTTCTCATAATTAGTCATTGTTTCGCTCCTTTTTTCTCTCCTCAATTCTTCTTTTGTGTACTATTTCTTTCTGTATCATAGCGTTATATTCTTCCTCGCCGATAATTTCCTTGAAACAGCTTTCGCAGTAATCTAAATTAAATCTGCCGCCGTATGTAGTGTATGGTCTTACAGCCAGCTCAACCTTCCTGTTGTCGCCGTATTTTAATTCTTTTCCACACTTGTTGCAAAAAGTCTTAGTCATTTACTTTCACTCTCCTCGACACGCTTATTCCATTTTTCAGCGCACCATCCAACATATCCTGTTTCTTCATCGGCATCTCCTGCAGGGATAGTAAACGGCATACAGATTTCATCAAGTGCACAATTTTGTTCCGTATCTGCGTGTAGATAATATTGGTGGACAACCGTTTGCCCATATTTATTCACAAAAGAATCTCTATAAAATTTCATTTCCCCACCGCAGAACGGGCAAGGCTTAATTTTCAGTTCAGCCATTATTTTTCACTCTCCTCAATCGGCTGATTCCAACACTTAACGCAGTCACCGTCGTTTCTGCAATTGTCTACGCTTATAAGGCTCAATTCATAAGGACAAAAAGTGGGTGTTCCGTCATCATTGAGCAGAATATTCGGATGATTATTTAAGAACTCACTCAAATAAGTTTTTTGCGGGTGTTCATCACTCCACTTTTGTATGATTGCAATCGCCTTTTCGGGGTAAATCCTTTCAAAGTCCGAACACAACATCGTATCGCCTAAACCATTATTTAAATGGCTCAAAGGGCAGTCAGCACAATTAAGTTTACATGCATATCCACCGTGATTTAGTTTATGTTTTTTCGTCATTCTTTGCTTTTCCGCAAAGTAATTTTCAGTTCTTGAACAATCAATCATTTTTCTTACCTCTCTTTTCACTCACAACATCTGATATAATCTTTCCTGCACGCACTAAAGCTGTGTATTCGCCGTAGCTGTAATATGTGTTATGTATTTTGTTATACTTAGCAATCTCAAGACATACCAAATCAAGATGATCAAGTTTTTTCTGTTTCATATCATTTCTCCTTTTATTTTGCTTTTTGCCGCTGCTTCAATTTGCGCTTGCGTTGTTCTTGTACAGCAACCTCAACAGGCTTACCTCGATTTGTTGTATTCTTTATAATTCAATTTTACCATTCATTAAATCTGGTAATAATGCGTCCTTGAGTTCGGCTAAATACTGATTCTGCATTGTGTTGAGTAAAGAAATTTGATTTTTCCATATTGTCAAAAAGTGAATAAAAATATCAGGTAACAATTCTTTATCGTTGCACTTAAATGCAAATTCGTTCTTATTTTTTGTGAACTGAATATAATCGGACTTTTCAATTTTAATGCCTAACAATTTGGATTGTTCGTCCGCAAACTGATTTGAGTTTTTGTTTTCATCTTTATAAAGCTGAACATCAAAGCCTAATTTTCTGGCAATTATTTCGTTAATAACTAACTTACAAGCGTTTTGCATTTTGGTAATATAATTGATATTATCGGCAATTTCTTGAAAATCACGATGTTTATCGTCTTCAAAATCTTCAATACTTACATCAAAAAACATACTCGGAGCAAGCATATATTTTTTCTCTGCTATCTCAACATTGGATTTTATCAATGAATAATTTTTCACTTCGTTTTGATTTTTTATAACATCAAGAATTTTCGCAATATTTTCGTCAGTCAAAACATTAAATCTCTTTTTGTAAGTTCTGTTAGTGTGAGATTTGCCACCAAATTGACCATTCTGTTCTCGTTCCTCGGTAATACAGTTTTCGTTATTATGTATTAATGTAACTTTACCTTTGCTCGACTTGTTCTTGTTCAACACCATAATACAAGTCGCAATTGATGTACACTCAAACATATTGCTAGGCAATGTTACTACAGTTTCGATTAAATCGTTGTCAATCAAATATTTTCGGACATCATATTCGTTTCGCTGTGTCAACGCCCCCATCGGCAAAATCAAAACTGCTTTATCTGCATTTGAAATGCAATTTAAAACAAACGCATAATTGGCATTGCTTGCTGGCGGAACAACTGGAAATCTAATATCGTTTTCGAGCGGTAGCGGCGGTTGCCATTTCATGTTGTAAGGCGGATTGCTTACTGCAACGTCAGTTTTAAAATTCGGCACAGTATTTGCTATTTTAACTGTGCTGTATTTTTCACCGCTACTAAGTTTATATATCTTATATTTTTCTTGTTTTAGCACATCACCGTTTACAACATAGCCATTTGCATTATGCAAAGATAAATTAAACAGCAAAAACGGGATAACATTCTCATCAAGCTCTTCTATATACACATTTGAAATAGTTTTATCTTTTAGATTTTGCAAAGTCAATGCTCCACTGCCACCGCAACAGTCGTAAATAGTTTTGCAGTCGCCTGCCAAGGCAGATACTAATTTGCAAAGACTCTTCGGGGTGTAGTCCTGTCCCTTTTCCGCTCGGTCAGCTTCATAATATTGCCATAACGCCTGCAACCAGTCTTTTGAACCGTCACCAAGTTTTTTATACTCATCAAAAATATAAAAATTTGGCTTTAAAACAACATCAAGTAAAGCATTTCCGATTTCTGATGTTTTGGTAACATTGAGTAATTCAAAAATTTTGTTTTTAAATTCAAGTAGTTCCATAACATGCTCCTTATATAAATATCAAAAGAGCAGCCGCACCTGCTCTGCAGTAACATTATGCAAGTCAGTATTATATTTTAAGAAGAATAATCAACGAAAGTTGTACTTTCTGATATATAGTAAAGCCGTGCGGAGCTTACTAACTGATTAATTAAGATTTGCAATAGTATTGCTCAAGAAGTTTTGTGCAATCTGCTTGAGCTTTTCACCTTGCGCCGAATTTGTTTCACAAATTTTCTCAACGCTGTTAATAAACTTTTTGAGATGTGATTGTAACTCGTTGAAGTAAAGAGTTGCTGTCACAAGGTCAGCATCTGCATTTTTGTCAAGCTTGTTTGCTAACTGTTTTGCTTTATCAAGAGCGGCTTGTCGTTCTTTTTCAATAGATTCAAGCTTTGCTTTGTAGTCTTTCTCAAGAGTTTCTTTAACGCTTGATTTTGTTTTTTCTGTAGCTTGTTTAACGGCTTCTTCAACAGCGTTTTGTTTTTCTTTTTCAAATGACGCTTTTAAGCTGTTTATTTTGCTTTTTGCCGCTGCTTCAATTTGCGCTTGCGTTGGTTCTTGTACAGCAACCTCAACAGGCTTGCTTTCGAGTTCTTTAATTCGTTTGTGCAATAACTTGTTTTCATCTGCGAGATTTTGTTTATCTGCTTGTAACGATTTCTGTGCGTTGTTGCTGTCGTTAAGTTCGTCACCGAGAAGAGCAAGCTGTTCACCTTGCTGCTTGCTTTTTTCAACAAGTTCTTTAATTTCTTTGACAGACATACCAGCAAGGTCATTTTCTGCTATAATTTCAGCTCTGTCTACTGCACATACTTCTGTAAGTAATTGCAATTTAGTAATACCAAGCTGTGCATTTGACTGCAAAACCGTACCGCCAAGCTTTTCGTATGTGCTGATGTAGTTGTATGCTTGTCTGCGTTTAATGCCGCAGGCTTGCTCTGTGTATGTATCAAATGTTTCAAAGCCGAGTGCTTCGTATAAGTGCTTATCTCTCATTAATTTAAGATTTTCACACAAGCTAATCATTGCATTTGCAGCCGTCTGCTCTGCTGTTATTATTTTCTGATGAGTGTTTAGTGCTGACATTGTATCTGCTGACATTTCAGTGATGTTGAAATCAGCTATACTCATTATGCTGCTGTTGTCTGACATTTTTCTTTACTCCTTATCAGTGGTTCTATTTTTGTTTTATACCATTTATCCATAAATTTTTTAACTTCGTTTGGATATGAGCAATTTTCAAATCCTCTGCACTGCTCAATTCTAAGTGTCACAGAATTAAGCTCAAGCGTAAAGTAAGGTTTTTCTTTTTCACTTGTCTTACGAATGAAAAGTATAATTGTCTTTTCTGTTGCTACTTTTTTTGCGTAGGTCGCTACACAATGGCATAGTGTTTTACCCTCGTTTTTTAAGTCATTGTGTCTTACGGGCGGCATAATACAGAAGTCTTTATCTTCATAGCTGTACAGATTACTATATTTTTCATACTGTCGGGCTATCTGCGGCAGCTCTCCTTCGCTGAAATTTTTGTCGTGGACTATATCTAACGCTAAATCGTGAGCCTGTTTAAAATTTTTAGGGTAGAGGACCTCTAAATTCGTCAGGTCGTATTCAAGCAAGGCAGCGTTTTCTATATAGTCTTTATAATCACTAAAAAAATGCCGTCTTGGATCCCACCAACTGTCTTTATCTTGGCTTGTGCAATTTTCGCTTTCCCATCTGCGGAAAAATTGACAAAATTTTCTTAGAGAACTGTATTCTAAAATTCTTAACATATCATTAACATCACAGTTGATCATTGAACGAATTGCAAAAAATTCTTTTAACTCTTCAATGTCAATTTTTCTGCCTGTTTGTTTATACGCTTTGTATAGTTTGAATTCGTATAATTTGGGGTTTAACTGTTTTAAAATTTTTAAATCGTCTTTAGTAATTCCGAAACTTTTTCTCAAAGACCCTTTTGCTAAATCAAATTCAGTACATCTGTATGTGTATGTAATGACATCTCGTGCAAGATTAATTAAGCCGTTGTCGATTATATTGTTAAGACTTGCAACTTGATTGACTGCGTTATACAAGTTTTCACAACCGACAGGATTGCATAACCTCGCTATCCTGCCGTAGTCGATATGCCACTTGTTAAATCCTTTTACACGCTTAAATATCTTATTGAGTGTGCCGGGGTAGAGTTGCAAACTTGAGTTTACACTTTTATAATAATCCTTTCGCCAGTCACCGCCTTTGTAATCTTCGTCATATGTGTATTGTTCCTGCACTCGCATTTCTTGTCCGTCAAAATCGCAAGTTATTCTTGAAAGTTCTTGTATACTGATGACCGGCTTAATTCTGCCGTAACTGTAGTCATATTCGATTACAAACTCACGAGCACAAAATCTTGTTCCTTTGAACGGTTGCAGATACATTATTGTTTCTCTGTTACAAAAGCCGTTTGAATTCAAATATTTTCGATATGGTTTTGCGGTACACTTTTTGTGGCAAACAGGGCAAGTGACTTTATCTCCGCTGCGTACCTTGTTAATAGTAACCTCGTTACTGCATACGGAACATCTTGCAGTAGTCTGCTTTTTGCCGTTGGCATCATAAAACATATATCGGCTATATGCCATTACGGTATTATCAATCCATTTATGTACCGCCTGCGGCAGTGGTCTTATTTCTGCCAACTCGTAACTTATACTGTCTTTGATTTTTTGGTATTTATCTTTGAGCCGTTTTTGTCTTACTGCACTTTGCCAAGCGATTATTTTTTCAATGCCTTTTCCTTTTGCATATGAGCTTGTGTCCGCCAAATAATCGTCAATGATTTTATCTGTTTCAGCGCTGAACGGATAATAAAATTTATTGTAATAATAACCCATATACAAGCTCTTTTCGCTTACTTCACCCTTGGAATCAATGGTGAGCCATTTATCGTTGCCTTGTTTGTTTTTTCCAATGAGCAGACGATAACAAAATTTAGCGTCAGGTGCAGGCGAAAAAACATCTACAATAAGAGTATTTTCACCTGTTGAGGTGTCGAGAAAAGCGTCATACACATAGTTGTATTTGTTGCTTGTATAATTATTGTCCCATAGGTCGGTATGTTGAAATTCAACTACCGCTTGCATAACCGGTACATCTTCTCGATTTTTATCAATTGGTAATGCTGTCAGCTTTTTCTTTTGCATTGTAATTCTCACCTCACAGCAAATCCATAAGATTTATATAGCTTTGCTCTTCGGTAGATTTGGCAGGAGCAGGGGAGGCATTATTCATTCGCCACACTTCAGGCGGTAATTCCTCGGGTGTAGGAATTGCATAGAATTCGCAAATTGCGGTCATAACCTCGTAAGGATTTGCAAGCCTTTGCTTTATTACGCTTGCTACAAGTGCATTCAACTGCATTTCTTTGATTTTCAAATCCTGTAGCACAATTTCCGCACTCTCCGGCTGTGCTGTGATGATGTCAATGAGCTGTTGCATAACATTCCACTCATTTGAGTATTTTTTATAGTTCTTGCCTTGAATTTTAATGCAGTCAACTGCATTTTCTAAAATATTCATAATTTCACCTCTTGATTTTTTAAGAGAGAAAAGATATAATAAATACGGTAAATATTTTTATATCTTTTCACTTTGCCGCCAGCTGTGCATTAGCTGGCGGCTTTGTCTTTTGCATTTAAAATGTAGTCAATCTTCGACTTGCAAGCCTTGATGTGTTCTGTTGTTGGATTTTCAAGGAGTTCCGCCATATCTTGTAAAATATACGGAATAGTGTCGATGAAGTCGGGATTGTAGCCTGTGTTCTCGTAGTCGTAAAGTTTGCGAATACAGCCGTAAAACTCATTCGGCACATCTTTACAATCGTGCATTTTGCCGTAGATGTCCTTAACCTTGATTTTGCTGTCTTGATTTAAAGTTAATCTTTTCATTAGCTACATTCCTTGCTTATAAAATCTGTAGCACGATACAATGTCACGCAATCGCCGTCAAGGTCATCGTCGTAATACTGTGCTGTCTCATCGCTCATTGCTTTAATAATCACAGCGTAGTAATCTTCTTCCCATTCTTTCGCCGCTTCAATTATTTCATCAAGCGTAAACTTGCCTTTTGCTTTTCGAAGTTTCAGACACCAGCGCCCCGAAGCATCGTATCCGCTTTCGATTGTTGTCCCTTTTTTCATCTGTTACACCCCCCTTAATTTTTCGCTGCGTATTTGCAGCACTTAATAAACTTTTTGCAGTTTTGTGCAACACGCTTAATGCCTGTTGCTCTGTTGTTGAGCTTGTGCCTGTCGAGGCTCTCTTTGACTTCTGCAACATAATTCAAAATGTCCTCGAGCCTGTCCGCTGTAACGGTGTCTAAACCCTGTAAGGCTATGACTTCACCGTCTTTAATGCAGATTTGTAAGTTTTCAAGCTTACTCATATCCGTTTGCTCCTTTCTTGAGATTTTCGAGCAGTTCACGCTCTATAATCACACAGTCCCTCAGATAGCATTTTGTGTTGCTGTTAATACCATAGACCATATTATCATCTAAACATATTGCTGTTTCGTATGATACTTTCATCATAAAGCGTCCTAAATCGTCAGAGAACACATCTCCGATTTCAACCTTGTTAAACGAACACGATTCAGATTTGTTGATAATTACTTCCATTTCCATTCTCCTTTCATTTCGTCGGGGTCAATCAAAAGTTCATATGGTTTAATTCCAAGGACTTCCGCAGCTCTGACGATTTCTTCAAGTCTGAAATTTTCAGGACTTTTGTTTTTGCGTGCTGAACAGGTAGCAGGATTAATGCCAAAGAGTTTGCTGATTTTTTCTCTGTCATAACCGATACAGTTCAATCTAAAGAAAAGACATTGTGCAACTCTTGACATATATTCTTGCTCCTGTTCAGCTTTTATTGTTCTTTTAATTTTCGGCATGTAATCACCTCTTATGCTGATTTTAACTATTCACTTGTTGCAATTATGCGACAAACTGACTAAAAAAAATAGCTTGTGCCTCTTTTGCAGATAATCCAAGAACTCGAGTAATAGCGTCGGCTTGTCTAATTGTAAAATCATCGCCACCATTAGAGAGTTTTCGATACATCGTACTTTTATCAATTCCTATGCTTTCTGCGACTTTTTCAGGAGTTAATCTTTTTTCCTTAATAGCTCCTTTTAATTTATCAACATTAGTCAAATTAATCACCTCCGTATGTTGCATTTCTGCGACAACTATATAATAGCATTAATTTTAATAAATGTCAATACACTTTTCGCATTTATGCTATTTATTTTTTTATTTTTAAAAAAATAGTTGCAATTGTGCAACTGCTGTGATATAATACTTAACAAGGAGATGAAATTGATGACAATCGGAGAACGCATAAAAAAATTGCGAGAAGAAAAGAATATATCGGTTGATAAACTTGCGGAGTTAATTGGTAAAAATAGAGCTACAATTTATAGATATGAAAGTAACGAGATTGAAAAATTACCAACGAGTGTCTTAGAACCGCTTTGTAAGGCTTTAGATACTACTCCTGCTTATATTATGGGATGGACTGATTCTGAACTTTCATCGACGCTACCAACACAGTCTGAAAATGATAATAATAATGATATTTTTTCTAATCATGAAAAGAAAGTTATTAATGCATATCGTAATAAACCTGAAATGCAGCCAGCGGTTGACAAACTGCTCGGGGTGGAAGATGATTCAAATGAAGAGTATGTTACAGTTTTAACCGCTGCGAGAAGCAGCGATAACAGACCTATTGAATTTCAAAAAATTTCAAAAGAAAAACTTGAATTGCTTAAAAATGCTAAATCTGTTGAAGATGAATCCGATCTGTAATTTGTAAATAAAAAGCACCTTATGGGTTAAAATACCTATGAGGTGCGATAAAATGGATTATGGTAAATATAAAAATGCTCGTAACGCTGCGTGGCAATGTATATTAGACTACGATATTAGGACACTGCCTGTCACAGTTACGAATATTATTAGAAAATCAAATGATATCAACTTAGTTAAAAACAGCGATGTTAATATTCTTCAAAACGATGCAAGCGGTGTTACAATTGTAAATAATAACAGTTTTATAATTGTATATAGAGATACAGATAGTTCACAGCGCTGCCGGTTCACTATTGCTCACGAATTAGGACACATTTTGCTCGGACATATGCTCGTGGACAAAATAGCATACAGAACATTTGCAGTACAGAATGATACCGAGAGCGCAGCTAATGTATTCGCTCGTGACTTGCTTGCTCCTGCGTGTGTATTGCACGAACTCAAAGCCTTAACTGCTGAGGAAATATCTCGACTATGTAATATAAGTCTTGAAGCAGCAACTTACAGAGCAAACAGAATGCACGAACTTGAAAAAAGAAATGCTTTTTATCTGCATCCTCTTGAACGACAGGTAAAAGAGCAATTTGCAGATTTCGTTAGTAAAAAGAAAAACCTACCATAGCGGCAACTAAGGTAGGAAAATAAGAATTGTGAGAAGTTGGAACTCCTCTAATATTATTTTAGTATATGTAATATATTTTGTCAATGTATATCACAAAACGAGGAGGATAAAATGGGATTATTATCAAAATTATTAAAAAAGCCAAAATCAGAGGTAAAAACTCCTACAGTGCAGCCCGAAGCAGGCAAATCACACACGAAAGTTTTTAAGGTTGCAGGTGTTACCTTTAAAGGCAGACAGAAACTGCTTAAACAGCTTAAAGGCGATAAAAAGGCTGGCAAAGTGCTTAACGTGCAGTTAGAGGAGTACGACTACAAGGGCGAGCCTGCGATTAAAGTGCTTGTCAATGGTTTAGATGTTGGAAATCTCCATGTCGAAGATGTAGCTTTTGTCAAAGCAAATCAAGAGCGTATACTTGGCATTAATGATTTTACTATTGGCGAGCATTACGATGAGAATGAAAAAACGAGTTATAATGCAAAAGTCAAATTGCTTATTGCAAATAAATCATAAAGAGAAACGCTTTAAAAGGAGTGCTTGAAAGGGAAGTAGTAAAGCAGTTTAAAGAGTTTATTAAGATATCGTGTGATTATAATTAACTAAAAAGGAGAGAATTAACGATGAAATGTAAAAAATGTGGTGCAGAAATCTCTGATAAATCCAAATTCTGCGATAAGTGTGGGGGAAAAGTGGTTATTCCGATTGAACAAAAACCGTTATTTACCGACAGTGAAACGGACCTTAAAGAAAAATCAAGCGCGCCGTCACGATTTGATGAAAAACCCGTTGAATCAAACGAGCCAAAAGTAAAATGTCAGAAATGCGGTGCAATCGTACCTGAAAGTTATACTTTTTGTGATAAGTGCGGAGAAAAAATTATATTACCGCCAAAGCCACAACCGTTGTTTAAAGATAACATTGCAGATGTTAATAACCATAATAATCAAATTGAAAGTAAAGCAAAAAACAAGGAAAAGAAAATGATTAAAGTTTTAGCATGTGCTCTTGGTGTAGTTTCTTTTGTAGCGATTATCTCAATTGCAGTAGCTTTGACAGGTAATAAATCGGTTCAACCGGCTGATGTGGCTACAACGCAACATATAAATGATTATGATAAAACTTCAAAAGTTGAAAGTTTTACTTATAAGGAATATCCTACAGAAAAAGAAACCATGGCAGAGTCAAAAACAGAAACAAAGCCTCAATCTAAGCAAGAATCTAAAACAGAGTCGAAAGTTGAATCAAAGGCGGAATCAAAAGTTGCAGATGATAAGCATGATAATAATTTATCATCAGACCAAACAAATGCTCTGCGCTCGGCTAAAGGATATTTGGCTGTTATGCCTTTTTCATATCAAGGACTTGTTGAACAGCTTGAATATGAACAGTATTCTCACAACGATGCAGTTTATGCAGCTGATAATTGCGGAGCGGATTGGAACGAACAGGCTAAAAAGTCTGCAAAATCATATCTTAGTACTTCAGCTTTTTCCGAGAGTGGTTTAATAGAACAACTTGAATATGAAAACTTTACTCACGATCAAGCAGTTTACGGAGTAGATAATTGTGGAGCAGATTGGAACGAACAAGCTGCAAAAACAGCTAAATCATATCTTGATGTTATGTCTTTTTCAAAAGATGAATTAATTGAACAACTTGAATTTGATGGATTTACTCACGATCAAGCAGTGCATGGAGTTGAACAGAGTTACTAATCGTATTATAGCTAAAATAAAAAATCCGCCCGTTACTGTTGCGCAGTAACGAGCGGAAGATCACTTACAGGGTGCAAGTGATGCAGTTAAATGCAATAATATTGTATCACAATCCCTTGTGTTTTGCAACAGCTTAATACAAGGGATTTTGCACCCTTTTTTAAACAAAAGGAGTGTTTTATATGGCAGAACCTAAGAAAATGCCGTCGGGCAACTGGCGGGTGCGTGTCTTTTTGGGCAAGGATAAAAGCGGAAAGAAAAAGTATAAATCCATTACAGCGGCAACAAAAAAAGAGGCGAAAAGGGCAGCGGATAGATTTGAGCTGTCGCTGACTACCTCTTGTATCGATTATAATGACCTCACGCTTGAGCAAGCTTGCGAAATGTATATTGAGAGTAAGTCGGCAGTTCTTAGCCCAAGTACCATAGCTGGATATGAAAAAATTAAGCGTAACTACTTTACTGAATTAATGCCGTTTAAGCTTACTAAGCTTACTGCTGTAATGATTCAGAACTCAGTTAATGCGTTGTCGGTCAATCACAGTCCTAAGACTGTACGAAATGCTCACGGCTTATTGTCTGCTGTCTTAAAAGTGTATTATCCTGCATTGACTCTTAATACAACATTGCCTCAGAAAGTTAAACCGCAATACACCATTCCGACAACGGAGGACATTAACAAGTTGCTCGAACTTGCAGATGATAGACTGCGAATTCCCATCAAGCTCGCAAGCCAAGGTTCTCTACGCCGTTCCGAGATATGTGCATTACAGCCTTCTGATTTCAACAGTTTTGGGGTAAGCATAACTAAAGCGGTGGTCGCTGACAATAACGGTAAATTTATTGTCAAGACAACAAAGACCGAGGCAGGCACACGCTTCGTTCCACTGCCGTCTAATCTCATTAATGAGTGTAGAAATTGGCAGTACTTTGGTATTTCACCGTCAACTCTTTCAAGTGCCTTTAATCGTCTTGTTGAAAAAGCAGATGTGGCGCATTTTAGCTTTCACAAGCTCCGTCATTATTTTGCGTCTGAGTGTCACGCACAAGGTATTCCCGACCAGTACATTGCCGAAATTGGCGGCTGGCAAACAGTAGATATGCTGCACAAGATATATCAACACACATTAAGAGATAAGACTGATACAATAGCCGCCAAAATAGTCACAATGTTTAGTACAAATTTCGCAGATGACTCGAAAGATGACACGAAAAGAAAAAAGGCTTGATTTTATCGGCTTTTTAATTGCTTTAAGTGAGGGTTCGATTCCCCTCATCTCCACCAAACAGGTATTGGACGAACACCTACTTTTTTAGTGGCGGCTTTGCCGTCAAGGTGATGCTCTAATACGAAACAGAAAACCGCCATCTTAGATTAAGTTCTAAGGTGGCGGTTTTGTTATGACAATTTATATTTTTCTGAAAGTAAGTTTGGAATCTCGTGCCTTTTATCTAAAGAATGTGATTTTCTGAGTATTTCCAAAGGATCGAAGAATGGTGTAAATGAAATAATGTCTTGCCCGGTCTTTCCCGCTTCACAAAGAGCCTTGCTTTCACGAACCTCATTTTCAATAGATTTTGAAAAGTACATATCTTCTGAATACATAAACATAATCAATGTCAATGCGGCAAGGTTATCATCTAATGTAAGTTTATTAAATTGCTTATAAAACTGTCTATAACGTTTATCTCCATCCTCAATAAACATCACGATTACAGTTTCCGATTTCAAAGGTAATATGCTTATATGAATGTTTTGTATTCGGTACTCAGGAGATGGATTATAAATGTTGTTGATGATATTACCGTTAAAATCAACAGCCAATGCTAACGAACATTGCAATGCAATTGGAACCACATAATTTAGTTTTTCGTAATAGCATACATAGTAGTCTATTGAACTGCCTTTTTCTAATGCTTTCTTTGCTTTTTTATAACTGTCCACATATTCCTTTAAATCCATTTCATTTGCGGCGTTTTTTGCATCACTAAACATCCGAGCAGCATCTGTTTTTTTAGCGGAAATATTAAAGAGTTCAATTTCAAAAAGCCGTTTGCTAATAGATTTCAAACTATTTTTTAATGCCATTTGGGCAATCATTTTTGGAGTAGGTTGATTTGAATAATTATCAGGATTCTCATAGTCTGAAAAAATTTTACTATCGCAATCATTGCAAATTAAATGAAATGTTCCTGCTTTATTCACTCCATTTTCAGTATCCATCAAAGGATTATCCACAACGGTATTTAATGTTAATACATCGCCATTTGTGGCAATGTTTTCAAGACAAAACCTCGGAACGGAATGCGAATTACAAAAACTTGTAACGCTCTTTCCGCAAAAATAACAAGTATCTCTCTTTGCAGCTTGACGTGCTTCTTTTAAAAGTCGACTCATTTGCTTCTTATATGTAAAATCGGTTCTGAGCAATTCTTTTTCCTCATCCGAAAAAGCCCCCAAATTAAAGAGATTAACCATATCATCAAACATCTTTTTCACCTCTTTGAAAACATTATATCATAATTTTAAGCAATTAACAATTAGTAGCTTAAAGGTCAAATCATAATTTCATACATTCGACTATTAAACCGCCTTTGAGTACAATTATGGTAGAAAATCAAAGGAGGTTGCGATATGCGTGATAAGAAGTATTACATAGCGTTAGATGATTTCGAGCGCAGGGTGGTTGTAAACTGCTTAAACGAAATGCGGAACAACCTTATTGCCAAAGGCAAGTACACCGATGCGGTGGACGAGGTTTTACTGAAAATCATTGATGCCAAACAGAAGAAATTCAAAGTAATCTACAAGGAGGCTTGA